GAAACATAATTCGTTTACAAAAGTTTTTAAACAAATTAGAAGATGGCAGACATAAAGATAAGTGCGCTAACGGCAAAGAGTGCTAATTTAGCAACTACAGACCGTTTTGCAATAGCGGAAAGTGCAGGGGGTGGTTCTTTCAATAGTAAGCACATTACAGGCTCAGAAATTATTGACGGTGTTAAATTGACAACACAAAGAGGTATTACAGTTTTTCCAAAAACATTAACATTAGCAGATGCAAATAAATTTTTGACGTTGGATAGCAGTAGTGCAAATGTAACCACAATTCCTCCCAATAGTTCAGTGGCTTTTCCTACAGGAACACGAATTGAAATTGCACAGAGTAACAGTGGACAATCTCAAATAGTTGCAGGAAGTGGTGTTACTTTAAGAGCAGCAGGAGGAGCATCTAAACTATCAGCACAATATGCAACGGCTACATTGCTAAAAGTGGCAACAGATGAATGGTATTTATTTGGTTCAATAACAACTTAATTTAAGAAAAATGGCAGTTACAAACGGATGGGGACAAGGAGCAGTAAACAACACTATTGACTGGGGCAAAGGTGAAGACAACGCTACAAATAATTGGGGTAAGGTTTACGATGCAAGTTCAAGCGGTGACACAAACATAACAGGTAGTGGCGGCACACCAGCTCTTGTAAATACTAAAAGCATAGAACTTGACGGTGTAGATGAATATGCAGATATGGGCAACCCTACAAGCTTGCAAATTACAGGAGCGATGACTCTGAGTGCGTGGGTAAAAACTACTGCAAGTGGCGCTTCAGATATGCTTATTGGAAAAGATGGGGTTTCGTCAGGTACTAGAACCTTTTTGTTTTTGAGGTCAAGCAACAATGCTAAGTTTGGAATTTTTAAAAGCGGTTCGTTTGTTTCAGTAACAGGAACATCTGCAATTAATGATGGCAATTGGCATCACGTTATGGGAGTAAACACAGGAACAGATTTAAAGATATACGTTGATGGAAACCTTGAAGCAACTAATGAAGGAGGCGGCGGAACTATTGACAATGGAACAGGCATCTTTTATCTTGGTAGACGTGGAGGTTCTCCCTCACAGCGTTTATTTTATTTAGGCCACTTAGATGAGGTTGCTGTATGGAATAGTGACCAATCTTCAAATGCAAGTGCTATATATGGAACAGGAACACCGACGGACCTTTCGATATATTCACCAATTTCTTGGTGGAGATGCGGAGACGGAGATACTTCGCCGACACTTACCGATAACGGAAGTGGTGGCAATAACGGAACGATGGAAGCGTTTAGTACATTCTCAACAGATGTACCAACTTAATAAAATATAAAATGAAAAAAGTAGCAATAACATACGCAATAATAAACATATTAGATTTATCAAAT